AAAGCCTCGAAGTCTGGCTTCTCAGTGTACGCTACGCTGTTGTTAGCCAACCTACGATGACCTTCTAGCTCCCACCAGTTACCGCTCTTAGCTTTAGCCATGCGAGGATCAGACAGATTAGAGAGGCTGATGAGGGCTGAACGTCTAACGCCACCTACAACAACAATGTCTGCAATCTTACATACAACATCATGGCACTCTAAGCTGTTTAACTTACGACCTGCTGCTTTCTGGAATATCTCAATGCAGAAGTGGAACAAATCTACTAGTGGCTCTGGCCCTGATGCACGACCACCAAAGGTTTTAAGTCTTGCACCTGCTGGACGAACCCTGCTGATGTCCCACTGAGGTATCTTACCTGCGTACAGCATAGCAATAAGCTCACGAAACGCAGAAGCCCAGCCAATCTTGCTGTCACTAATTACAATGACGCTGTCTGTCTTGTGGAAGGTCTCAGCTACTACTGGCAACTTAGTAATAAAGTTACGCTCAACGCTAAACCCTACACCTGTTCCACACATCAACACATACATCAGCTCATCAAAGCTGCGCGGTGAGTCAATGGCGAGGTAGCTACAGTTGAAACCAGCTACGTTGTCTTTGTCTAACGCTACTCCTGCTGTCATCATGCAGCGCATAGAAGGCATAACATCTAGGTCATGTATAGCCTTGTAAAGCTTTCCGGCTACCTTGTCATCTATCTGGCCTCGCTCTGTCCAGAAGTCTACATATCTTTGTACTGTTTCTGCCCATGTCTCGCGTCTACCTGCTTCAGGTATCCACCGTGCATAGCGGCTCTTGTGTATAAACTGTTGGTACTGATCCATTATTACGTTCCTGTTCCGTTACATTTAACGCACATCGCTGTGTCTTTATGAGGTACTTCATTAGCTGGGTCAAAACCCTGTAGACCTGAGCCTGAACAACTAAAACATCCTGTTATTAAATCTCCGTTTCCGTCTAAAAAACTCCAATCTGTAGGCATTATCTATTTTCCTTTAAGTTGAGTGTGCTAGAAAAGCACCTATTCCAAAACATACGGCACAGAATACCACATACATAGCTGCGTGTTTAATAAAGTCTTTCATTAAATTTCTTCAATACTGTCTATAAGTTTCTGCAAGTACCACTGAGCTTTCTTTGTGTCCTCTAAAGCTTTTCCCTTATAGGACATCCTCCAAAGATATTTGAGGCAGTTACCTTTTAAGTAACCTTCAAAGGCTTCAACGGACATGCTTGCCTTGATAGCTTCGATACATTCTACACCACCTGCATTGTAATGTGCTGGCTTGTTAACGACATCTTCTTCATGTGCTTCTGACATTGCCGCTGCAACGTAACGATTCCATGTTTCTTTTGGTGTTTCCGTTATGGTGTCACGGTGTTTAAATTCTTTATCTCTTATGTTATTCCAGTCTTGAGGTGTTGCGTTATTAATGCTCATTCTCAGGTCTCTTTTTATTTGCTTTCTGTTTATCTTTCTTTAGATGCGAGGCGCTTGTAGATTTTTTAAACTTCTTTTTCCTGTCAAACCTATCACGCCTTTCATCTTTCCTACTTTCATCAGTCATCGAAAGTTTCTCGCTTTTCTGCGTTGATCCAGCTATCGGGTATACTGTCTTCGCTATACCACCTAAAGTCATTAGCACTTGCCCACTCACCGTGACTTCTTTTAGTGCCATCCTTACGCCTCTTAGCTTGAGGCATTGGAGCACTAGGGTTTGCAAAGAGAAACACTAACTCAGTATCTTCAGGTAATGTTTTCTTTATCCAGATATACTTGCTGAACTCAGCGTAGTCCCAGAACCTTCCTTTAGCTTCAAGCAAAATCTTCTTGCCCTCTACCTCTTTAACAAAGTCAGGCTCATACTTATGCTCTATCGTGTACTCTACCTTGTCTGTATGGAAACTCCAGTTGTCTAGTATGCCTGAGTGAAGCTCATACTCCCAGTTAGAATCATAGCCCTTGACTACGTCCTTCTCCACTGGGCGCTTGACGCGGGCTTTGCGGTATCCTTTCTTGAACTTTTTCAATGTATCTGTGCCTCTCTGCGTTCCAACTCTGCTTCAACGATCATCTTCAAATCATTTAAAAACAAAGAATCTATTTCAGTAATAGAAGAATCGGAGTTGAAAAGAAAACTACCGACTGCAATTATCATTTGCTCTATCGTTAGCCCGCAGGTCGTTGATTCACTTTCCACGTTATCATCTCCAAATTAACATCTTCGATTTGAATGGCTGGGAATATTTTGAGGAGCTGAATGATCTTCTTCTTGATCCACTTAGGGTGATACGCATTTAAAAACATAGTGCGTCCTGCCATGTAGTGAGTTTGCGTAGGCAGGAAAGATTTGTACGTTTCTACGGTGATCTTAGATGCCTCCTCCTCTTCCAACAATCCTTTGAGCCACGACACCAGCAATGTCGTAGCATGTTTTTCTAGCCGCTTGCTGCGTCTTCTATTCATAGAAACTCTTCCACTTTAGGTTCAACTACTACTTCAGTAAGGTAAGTGTAGCCGTTTGAATATTTAAATGTCCGTAGACCTTGTCCATCATTGGAGTCTTTGAAGCATTCGTGCTTGTACTTACACCAGCCACAGCCTTTAGCTATCTTCATGTTGCCTTTCTTGCCATCTGGTACTGGAGCGTAGCATAGTGCAGGAGGAACAGCAAGCTCTAACGCAGGAAGAAGCTCAGCTATTGTGGTATCTATGTTGGGCTTATCCAGATCATCAGGAAGAAACATGCACAGCTCACCGCTCTCTTTGTTTAGAACTAAGAACCCACCGTTGTCTGTACCCTCTGCCTTCTCATAGCCAGCAAGCTGACCTAAGTACCCAAAGGGATCGTCCTGCGCTAGTCTACCGTCACGAAACTTATTGAATGCAAAGCGAGAGGCGGTCTTAACATCTACTACCTCACCGTTTATCTTGCAGTCCATGTGTCCGGTGATGCCCTTAACTACAACTTCTTTCTGTTCGTCAGTAACTTTATGTCCAGCCATGCGAACTAGCATCAATACAATCTCTTCTAGCAGATGACCGTACAGGAACTTGATTTGTGTTGCGCCATCAATACCTCCACGACCTTCAGGGTCTCTTTTCTCGTACCATAACTGACGAGAAGGCTTGCCAACATTAGACATACGAACAGTAAAGTCCGTATTTCTTTTTCGAGGTGTAGCCCAATCCATGAGCGCAGCTCTCATCCCTACCATAGTCTTATCTATGTCTGCTTCAGTCAACGGAAGAGGCTTGCCTTCTGAAAGCATTTCTAGTTCTTGATATATGTCAGATACTACTGTTGATAGTGTCATCGTTCTCGCCTGTATATGCTTGTATAACTTGTTTAAGTACAGAGGTACGTTCTTTAAACCACTCTCCTGCTCTCTCTATACCCGTGTCATCTAAGATTATATGTATGTTTTTCTCTGCTTCTCTGCGATCTTCAAAGTGTTTGCAGTATTCTACCCTATAGTCTCTCATAGGTGAAGAGGTTTGGAAAGCATTACACCTGTCATAAGCATCAATAGCCATACCTACTTTCTTCCAGTCCTTCCACGCTGGGTTAGAGATAATATATACATAGCCAGTAGAGACATAATCAAAGGCATGTAATGCTTTATCGCCAATGTGTTTAGCTATCATGCGGGAGCCTGCTGTCCCAGCTTTAATATGATTAACAATCCTTAGATTGTCAGTGCAAGGCTTACATTTAAAATAAGACTTAGCTGGAAAAGAAGGATACCAGTTTGTAGGTACAACTAATTCATCTTTACATATAGTACATGTTTTCATATCAGTTACCTTTAGTGTGTTTCACTCCAGTTGTCTCCGACTTTATATTCTCCGTCTAGAGGACAGTTTAAATTAAGCATACAACCTGCTTCCCTAATAGCTTGAACACCTGCCTTACCAACGTCTACTGCGTCATCAAGGTGACACTCAATCTGCCACTCATCGTGTACGTTAGCTACGAACTTAGCGTCCCAACCTTGCTTCTTTATTTTCTGATCTAGAATAATCAAAGCCTGCTTCATCACGATTGCTCCTGCTCCTTGCAACAAAGTATTTAATGCAGCATGGTCTGACCGGACAGTAAGCTTACGACCATCTAGGGCTTTAACGAATCCGCTTTTAGCTTCTCTTTGTACTCGTCCTGTAAGAGCTTTAAATGATGGGAGATTATCAAAGAATGATTGTCTAAGCTCTTTGCCA